TTAGCTTGTGTTGTTGAATGTTAAGGCGTTTTTTCAATGGAGCTGAAAGTAAGCACATTTGACGAGCATCATCAAAAACTATCCTTGCTTGATCTCGGCTAACGGCTGCGGTGTATATATCCTGTTGTCCGCCTTCCATCACTAGAAACCAATTAGCTAAAACGGCTGCTATCGTTGATTTTGCGTTCTTTCTTGCTACTTGAACGTAAGCGGAGCGATATTTTCTTAATCCTGTGTCTTTGCGCTTAAAGCCTAGAATGTTGGCAAAAAGAAAGACTTGCCAATCTGAAAGAATAATAGGCTGTCCGCGTAAGTGTCCTTTAACGTGCGGGCATAGTTTCGAGAAAGCTAAAAACTTATTAACTGCTCCATCATCAAAGAAATAATCGGGATTGTTTAAATCGTTAAAATAACGCTCTACGGCTTGTTTTATCTTCTTACAAGCCACTAACTCACCCGATTTGATTTTCTCTGCGTATGCTTGCCATATTTCCATATTTCGCCTACATAGTTAGGATTTCATCTAAGATATCGTTTTCATCTACTTCAATAGGATTTTTTCTGCGGCTTACAGGGTCGAAACCTAGCAATGATGACATCTTAATCATCACCTTTTCGGCATCTGCTTTCGCTGACAAAGCTGGATTTCTTGATTGAGTGCCTTGACTATTAACAATAATGAAGCCATTTTTGGCTAAATCTGCTACGGAATGACGCCAAATTGCGTAGTTTTCGCAATAAATTTCAAGGTTCGTTAAATCTTCTGCCTTAATATCGCCACGCTCTGAAAGTTGTTTAATTCGGCTTTTCCATTGGGTTTTAGCGATACCATCTAAAAAATCAGGGGTTTTATAGTTTCTTCTCTTACTCATACATTTCCTTATTTTCAAAAAAATTGCCTTGCGTAAAAATTGAGTTGGGAGGGCGGTTCTGAGAAATTGAGCCTTTGTTTTAAAAACTCCCCCCACCCGTCTAACCATTCTTTTTTGCTCCATATCCGCGTTGGTCTATTACTCGTGTTTTGTAACTGTGACAATTTCGGCATAAAGCTTGATGATTAGATTCAACCCAGAATAGAGGATCTGCCTGTCCGTTCTCTACTGGCTTAATATGGTCTATTACCGTTGCGGGTGTGTAGATTCCTTTTTCTAAACACATTACACAAAGCGGATGAAAGCGTAAGTATTGCGCGCGGTACTTGCTCCACTTATGGTCATATCCTCGCGCGCTACTGCTGGCTCTTGTGTCTTTGGGCTTATGTTCTTCACATCTGCCTGACCTCACTTTGTTTCTACATCCTGGAAAGCTACAACGTCTTAACGGTTGATAAGGCATATTGGTTACTAAATCCTTAGTAAGCGCAAGGCTCACGATAAACATCCCATAATGATTTAATCGTCATTGGGATTATTGTTTGCTGCGTATCTGTTGTTATTTCTCGGTTAGTGTATAAATGCCCGATATACATTAAGCAGCCCACTTTTATAGCTGGGGTAAAAGGAACGGTGTTTTCTGTTTCTTCATCACCAAAGGTTTTGCCTATATGCTTTTGGCATACTTCAAAGGCTGCTACCTTATAGCTTTCAATTAAGTCATCATCTAAATCATGATCTACGTTTAAATGCTGCTTAATTTCTTCAAGCGTTAAATCAGTTTTTTCCATTGGTTACCTCTTTACAAATAAGTTGTAATTCCCTGTGTGATTCCTTGCTATCAATGATGCTGGTTATTTCTAAGTTGCGATTACCGTATTTCACGCGCATTGTGTTATCCACATTCGTTCCGTATCTAATACGGATTCGCACAATGTTTTCATTCGTTACGCTTGCGCTAGCAAAGAACTCTCTACCCTGTAACGGTTCAACCGCTGCGCGTATATTCGCAACGGTTTTCCACTTACTTACAAATCCGCCATAATCATTAGTTTCGTTTACTTGTTTTTGTAAACTTATCGCCTTGTTATATTTACCGGCTCTAATCATCCTAGGCATCGTTCACCTCGTTATTGTTTCCGCTATCATTGCGTTTAACTTCTACGGTTTGTTTCCATGCTTGGCTGAATTCATCACCACCAGCATAAGGCGGCAAGCCTTCACGTCTGCGCACTTCATTAGGTGACATTACGCCCGCTTTAATCGCCACATCATAACTATTGAAACGTTCGCTTTGACTGGTGCGGAGTAAGTCGCTTGTGTCAAATTCGATTAAGTGCCGTTTCTTGCTACTGCTCGTTAAGTCAATCATTAAGGCATCTTTAAGCTGTTGTTCAAAGTTAGTCAGCCATGGGCGCAAGGTTTGTGATAAGAACGCTCTACTAGCCTCACTGAAATTCGCATAACTACTATTTGAATAATCTTGTAGGAAAATCGGGCTTATGTTGTAGATTCGAGCTATATCGGAAATTGTGAAGGTTCGACTTTGTAACCATTCGGCATCTTGGTTTGTCATGCCTAATTGTTTGTATTCCATTGAGCCTTCAAGGATTGGTGTTTTGCCCGCGTTCTTCGCGCCTTTGTAACGCTCTAAGGCTTTCACTGCTTTCTGTGCTTTCGCATCGTCTAACCATTCAGCCGTTGAGATTAATCCGCTTGCCATCAATCCGTTTTTCATAATTGATGCGCCGTGTCGTTGTTGTGCTAAACCTAGTCCAATCGTTTCACGGCAAACTGTCACAGGTGAACGCCCCATAAATCCATCAAGGGAACTATGGCGTAGGTGTAACATTTCATCTTGAAGGTAGTTTCTAGTTACTCCGTTTAAGTCCGTTACTTGGTAAATATGTTCGCCTGTTACTTTACGGAAGATATTTACTTCACTCGGTTGGTAAGGTGTAAGGCTTACAGGTTCGCCCTTGTTATTCCACTCAATCACTGCGTAAGCATTACCAGTTAGCAAGCAATGGCGCATCATCGTATATTTGAACTGGTAAGGCGTTTGATTTCGGTTAGGCATTTCATTTAAAAGATATTCAACCGGATGACGGTAGATTCTTTCGCGGCCATCTTCTTTCAGTGCGTAAAGATAACAAGGCATAGATGCTACCGCCTCAGCAATCACTGTGACGGCGTTCATAACCGCTGGTAGAGCCTCTGCCGTTTGTGGACTGACATATTCGCCCGCTCCTGTATTATTTACGCCCATGTAAGAGATGAATTCATCAATAGTGATTGGTTCGCTGCGTTGCTCTTTTCGTCTAAAAGGATTCCACATATTAAGCCTCCGCTACATCAAGCCAGCGTTTTAAGATAGTGTTTGATTTACCCTGTGTTTGTTCTTTTGCTGCGACCATTGAACGCTTAGCGATTTCAACACTGCTTTCCGGATAGGCTGGAATACTTGTTACAGTAACTTCAAAGAGATCTGCTTTAATTACATTTCTTTGATAAGGCTCTACATCAAAATTCCATTCTTCTTTAATCGCTCTGAATCCGAAAGACATCCCTGTAATATCACCGCGGGAAACGCTAACTAATAAATCTTTTCCGATTGTTGTATCGGGCGGAGTTAGTTCAAAGCGTAAGCCGATTGAATCTTCTTCTAGCTTTAATGTTCCCGCACTTGTTCGACCTAGTAACTTGGTGTAGTCATGTTCAAAGAGTGCTCGCACATCTTCGCCACTCGCTAGGCTGTCGCTGAAAGCTTTAGGCGCAAAGGATTCCACAAAATCACAGTAAAGCACTTGTGAAGGGCTATTCCATTTCACCGCATAACCGACTAGCTTTTGATTTTCTTCATCAGCTGAAAGTGTTGCGGAGCGGATTTCAAATTCTTTATTCATATTTCACCTATTAAGCAAAAAAAGGGGCTTTCGCCCCTCTATGATTTATGCTGTTGTCTCAATCACTTTGATAGCGTTTGAATCTACTACGCCACCGCCTAAATATTTATCGGTGTGTACTTTGTAGAATCCCGGTTCGGTTAAGTTGTCCGAACGGGTTCGCACGCCTGTTTCGTGATCTACAATGAAATATCCGCGTTTGAAGTCACCGAAGGCAATTACTGCTTTATTTGCTCCGCCTGTCGGCATTGTTTCTAAGAAGTGGACTGGACGACCTAATAATGTTGCTGGGGCATCGGCTGTTAAACCATCACGCCAGATATAATCGCCGTTTTTGTTTTTAAGTTTTTGTAATGCTGCTGCAATCGTTGATGACATCACCCAAACCGCATTTTTACGGTATTTGCTATGAAGTGTATAGAACGCATCGATTAAAGTATCTGCATCAATCTTCGCTACGCCTGCTACTTCAATTTTTTGAAGTTTGCCGAATTGGCGTACTTTGTCATCTTCGGTTGTGCGTTGGTAGGTTAAGAAGCCTTTTGATTTCTTGTTACCATCACCGGAAGTTAAATCTGTTTCTTCTGTTTCTGTGAAGGTTTCAGAAATTTCATCAGTTAGCCAACCTAAAACATCAATGCTTGAGAAGTCTAAGATTTCTTGTGTAGTCTTAGGATAAGCATAGATTGAATTTAAAGCGATTGTTACTTCATGAAGTTTCGGGCTTGCTGTGCCATTGCGTGCTGTGCCTTCGGTTCCGTGTTCTACTGCTGCACCGCCAGCCGATACTAATTTTTTGTATTCTTTCGCTCCAACCGGTAAGCGTACTACGTTACAAAGTTGGCGCATTACGCTATCGTCTGTTAAGCGTTTCATTACATCTTTGTCTAACTGTGGGATAACTGAATATCCACCATCTTCACCATTACCAGTAGTTAAATTGCGAAGTTCACCAGTTTTAACATAATGGCGCAATTCATCATTTGAAAATTGTTTAGCACCACGTTGCTCTACAGGACTAACATTGCCTTCAAGGCTACGCTCTTCATCTGTTACAGTTTCATATTTACTGATTTCTGCACTAATCTGCTTGCTTGAATCTTTTAGCTTTTCAAATTCCACCGATTCAGATTCATTTAATGATCGATTTTCTTTTTCTGCTTTTTCAAGCATTGAGCGCATTTCTGCGACTTTTTCTGCCTTTTGTTGGCGTAACTCAATTAATTTTTTAAACATGATTTATGTTCCTTGTATATTCTAAAAGCCTAAATTTAGACGGCTCACAATGAGCCAATACAACACTATAAACATATAAAAACATGAGTAAATAGCTTAAATTTCAATAGTTTAAATAAGTTTAAATACGTTAAGTTGAACATGTTTAACTGACTAAAAAACAAACAGGGAAACAAGGTAAATACTCTATATCTAGATGTTTTTTTTGATTGGTGAACAAAGGTGAACAATGGTGAACAGTTGGTGAACAATAGAAAAGAATATAACTATATAATAAATAAAGACTTTTAAGGATTAGTGAACAAGGTGAATAGTTTTTCTATAAAATTTTTAACACGGGGCTTATTAGTGGTATTATGGCATCAGAAACTATCATTGATTTGTGGTGAATTTGAATTTTAGTAACAAGCTTAGTAACAAGATTTTAGACTTTGAAAAATAAATATTAAAAATCAATATATTACAAGTGAATTCGGGTTCAGCTAGTGCACCATATTGCAATCCCCCACCTTTTTTTTTTGGGTTTTTTTTTTTTTTTTTTCTCTTTTTTTTTATTAATATTTTTTTTATAAATCGCATAAGCAAATGAAAATAATTTGCATTGATCGACGTAAACGTTTTCGCTATACTTGCGGCTCTTTTATTATCTATCGGGTTATATATCGGAAAACAATTATGAAATTTAAATTAAGTCTTATTTCAACCGCACTTTTGGCGAGTTTCTCCGCGTCTACTTTTGCGGAGACTGAGCAAGCCGCAAATACAAATACCGAAGTGCTTGAGCAAATCAATGTTCAAGATACGGGTATCAAACAAAATGGTTATCAAACGACAGGGACATCCGTCGTATCAAAAGCTGAAGTGCCTGTATTCGATACGCCAAATACTGTCAATATCCTTTCGACTAAATTATTAGAAGATCGTAAACCTGAATCACTCATTGATGCACTTTATAACGTCAGTGGTGTGAGCCAAGCGAATACGCTAGGTGGCATGTTTGACTCCATTCAAAAACGTGGTTTTGGTGGAAACCGTGACAACTCAATTATGCGTAACGGTTTACAAGCTGGCCCAGCTAAGAACTTTAGCGCAACAACTGAAACCGTTGAAGTGTTAAAAGGGCCGGCATCTGTACTTTATGGTATTCAAGATCCTGGTGGTGTGGTTAATATCATTACTAAAAAACCACAACAAACGCCACGTTATGTCGTTGGCGGAACCTTAGGTAATCATAGCCTGTGGGGAACGCAATTAGATTTCACTGGTGGTTTAGGAAATGGTTTTGCTTACCGCTTTATCTATGACAAACAAGAAAAAGACTACTGGCGTAATTTTGGCAAAGTGAAAAACACGACTTACGCACCATCTCTTTCTTGGGAAAATGATAAAACTAAAGTACTTCTTTCTTATGAACACAAAGATATTCTTGAGCCATTTGATCGTGGTACAAATCTTTTAACGGCAACTAATGCATTACCGGATATTCCTGTATCGCGTCGTTTAGATGAACCAAATAATGAAACCACCGCAAAAACCGATAACATTGATTTCAAAATTGAACACAAATTGAGTGACGGTTGGAAATTAAATGCAGGTTACAGCTATGCTCGTTACAAATATTTCTACGATCAAGCTCGTATTACAAATGTTAATGTTAAAACACGTACAGCCCGCCGAGAGATTGAACAGCAACAAGGTGACCAGCGTGTTCATAGTGGCACATTAAATATTGTCGGTGAATTTGGTATTGGTGATATTGCTAACCGCTTTGTAGCCGGTATTGATGCAATGCGTAATATTCGTGATCTTGGACCGATTTATAACAAAGGTATTACAAATTCAGATATTAATATTGATAATCCAAAATATACCAGCCCTGTTGCAGCACATAAAAATGGTAATGGCAACGCCTACCAATATAACTATCTCAAAACCGTTGGTGTTTATATTCAAGATACCGCCTACTTTACAGATAACTTTATCATGACGGGTGGTTTACGTTATGAGTACTTTGATCAATT